TTCGAGAGAGCGCTCGAAGTCGAGATCGCACGTCGGGTAGCCGAGGCGAAAGCCGAAGCACAGGTAGAGATTGATCGTGTGAAGACATGGGGTCAGAAGGGTTGGGATATGCACAACATTCAATGGCGTAAGCGTACGTGTTTGCTATCGCTCATGGAGTCGTGGTGCGACATGGGCGTGCTTGACCGAATCAATGGCGAGTACGAACTATCTTCCGCAGTCGAGTTGGCTGTTGGCGCTGCAAGCGAAGAACAGGATAACGCGGAATGACGCTGAAAAACCTACACATAGAGATGTTGACAGCCGCTAAGTCTAGTTGGCTGTATCCCATATACATCCCCAGCTACGGCAGAGCAGGCACGGCACCGTTCCTGGAGATGCTGAACAGGGCTTACTCTAGCGTCCAACGCAAGGTACACATAGTCGTGCGAACTTCGGAGGTCAAAGAATACAGGAAAGCCTATCCCTGGGCTCACATAGTCCGGGAGTCCTTGCACGGAATCGGACCAGCGCGTGCCAGATGCCTCATAGACGCCGACAGAAGAGGCTACGAGAGAATAGTTATGCTAGACGACGATATACATCACGTGAGCCTGCTGGAGCGCATCGCACGTGAAGGCAAGACGGATCATAGCAGGAGGTTCTCATCACGAGTCTCAGGGATACCAGAACCTCACCTGCTGGTGCGGTCTCTGGCAGTATCTTGTGCACTGTCAGAGCTGGTGTTTGGGGAGCGAGAGAACATTGCCTATGGAGCAGCACGGAATGCCCTGTTCAGTGGCGACGCAGATACTAGCATCGCGGCCACACTCAACAAAGGAAGCTTCCCCGCCTGCGTTATGTTCTTCCACCTGGAGCGGTTCCAGTGGCGTGAGTGCCATCCGGACTACTACAACCATGGGGAAGACCTGAGCATGTGCCTAGACACACTGCAGAGAGGGCAGCACTTCTTCACGCTGCCGGGTGTGGCGTATGACCAGAACGCCAACGTAGTAACGACCATCCCGCTAGACCCCCAGGATGCCGTGGCCCGTACCCCGGATCTACATAACGCGGAGCACGCTTACCCCGATATGTATCCGTACCTTCGGGCATCCGTCAAGAACAAGCTTGGTGGAATCACGCGCATTGGGGTAAACTGGCCCATGTGGTATCGAGACACGGGCACGGAGCCAGTCGAGATACCACTAGAAGACACAAACTAAGGAGACCACCACCATGTTCATAGCATTCGAAGGGCCGGATAAGACCGGCAAGAGCACCAGTGCAGCCAGCCTATCTCACGACGGCACATCTATCTACAACATCACTAAGCGCAGGCACGAGATAATGGGCCTGTTTGAAGCTGAAGTGCCGGATCTGGTGGTAGCCTACGACCGCATAGACTGGCTGACGCACATGGTCTATCGGCTTGCCATGCCCGACAGGGACTGGAATGATGACAGGCCTCGCACGGTGTTTGCCATGCCCGACACACATCTGGTATTCAAGCTGCATGAGCCGAAGCTGGTAAAGGGCATAAGTGACGAACTGTACTCTACAGGAGGGCTTGCCCCCGTCAACGATATGTACTTCTACCATGCGGACTTCCTGGCCAAGCTAAACGAGGAGCGTGACTATGCGCTGTTCAAGACGGTGTCGCTTATGCTGGTGTCTAACGACGTCAAGGCTGGCACGTTCGATCAGCAGCTTGTGGCGTTCAGTAGCCCGGTAACTGATTGGGCTCCCGTGTACAGCAAAACCATCCGCACAGACGAAGACCTGCTGAAGCTGCTGCGCTATGAAGACCAGCATCGTCTCTGACCATCACCTTCACCTAGGACACTTGTTCCAGGTGGGAGTGCTAAATAACAGGGCACAGGACAAGAACCTATCCAAGGCCACACGACACGAGGCGGCGGCTGAGTTGCTGCGCTACCGTGACGAGAGTCTAAGCGCACAGAGATACAAGGAGGTAGTACATATGGCTAAGAAGTCACGGGTTCATGACGAACCCCAAGTGTTCAGCGGCCAAGGCATTGTTTTCGCGGTGATAGACGACCGAGAGGCCATGCCAGAAGGCAGCACGAGTACTATTGGCATACTGACAGAAGGGATAGAAGCGGCCTTGGACGCAGGTCATGAGGATAGTGAGAGTATTGCACGGTTCCTAACGACCAGCGCATTCCAGCACGTTACTGACAAGAGAATACGATTCAACAGTGTTCTCAAGGCCGGTGATGTGGTCGGAGCCAGGATCACACAGAAGCTGCATAACGCGTACAACGACCTGATCACAGCAGCCGAAGATACAGAAAGCACCAGCGACAAGGCCACCGTCAAAGCAGAGGCTAGGGGCTTCGCGGAGGCTCTCATGATTGTTCTTAGCCCGTTCAGCAGCGAGGCCTCAGAGGACCCGAGGCTAGTTAACTGGGATGAGGTAGACCGCATGGCTGACGCCTTCGAGAAGGAGCAGCGGTTCGTCATCAAGGAGAGGAAAGGTAAGATACAATGAATACGCTGGAAGAAGAGGCAGTTTCTGACATAGAATTACAGGAGACAGCATCGGAAGAAGCCCAGAACCTAATAATAGATGCCAGTAACGGACTGGACTTCATGCTCGGTCTGCAGCGTAACCTTGAGAACGCATGGGGCAGGCAGGTAGACCCAGAAAACCCCGAGGCCGTCAGCCAGTACATCAGGGAGGTAGTTCTCTGCGCCACTGACGAACTCCATGAAGTACTGGCAGAAGTGCACTGGAAGCCCTGGAAGGAGGCACGGGGTATCAAGGACAGGCATAAGTACAGGGAGGAGATGGCCGATGTGCTGCACTTCATCCTGGATTTGTACTTGGCAGCAGGACTAGACGGCCAAGATATCATCATGGATTACATGTGCAAGCACTACGAGAACCTGGAGCGCAGTATGTCAGCAGAATACAAGGCAAGCTGACCATGGATGTAGACGCCGAAATGCGAATGGTCAACAGAGATCTACACCTGACACTGGAAAGGAAGCACTTGATAGCGATGGCCCGTCTAGAGGGGATGACCCCCGAAGCATATGCAGCCAAGATGGATGCAGCCAAGCCCAGTGCCATGGAAGAGATTGGAGCCATCTACCGTGGTATTAGTGACTCCATGAACGAGCTTGTCAAGCAGTTTACACGAGGCTGGAACGGGTCAGGGTACTAGGTGACCATACAGCTTAGAGACTCCCAGAGGGTAGCATTGGATCGCCTGACTGAACCCGGTCGCACCTTCGCTGCCCTCTGGGCTGAGCCTCGCTCAGGAAAGACAGCAGTAGCCCTGCGCTGGCTCCAGCACATTCAGCCCGGTGTGGCTGTGGTGGTCGGCCCTAAGATAGCTGAGCTGACTTGGCGTACGGAAGCTGCCAAATGGCTGAACACCACGTACCGCTTCTTCCCGCTGACAGTCGGAAACAGCCATCCTACCCCAGCCATGTTCAAGGGGCTGACCATTCTGTTCGTGAACTATGAGCAGTTCGGAAAGGCTCCATTCAAGAACCTTAAACCGTTTCTGGACAAGATGTCTAAGCATGCCAAGGGCCGAGGGGCTATGCTGCTGGATGAGTCGCACGCCATAAAGACTCCATCATCTAAGATAGGGCGCAATATCCGTCCGCTGGCAAGTTCCTGGAAGTATCGGCTGCTCATGACGGGTACTCCCGTAACCAACCCGAACCAGATCGACGCAGTGTACGGCCAGTGGACCTTCCTGGACCCCAGCATCCGCGACAAGTGGGCTACGGCACGGGACTTCCGGGAGCACTTCGGTGAGTGGACTAACGTCAAGGGCTTCCCTGAGCTGATTAGACCCAGGAACCAATATGAGCTGAACCACTACATACAGCAGCACGTAATAACTATGACGGGAGCCGGAGAAGCCGTGCCTATCCGCAGGATACGATACCCAGTGCCGGACCAAGTACAGGCCGACCTGAGGCGGCTCTTAAAGAAAGGTGTGCTGGATACTCATGGCCACACCGTAGCAGCACTGAACCCCCTGACCCGGCTTCTGCGCATGCGGACTCTGGTGGCAGGCTGGGTGACCAGTGACGAGGACATCCGCTTCACCGTGCCAGAAGCTTCTAGGCCGCGTCTGGCCGCGCTGGGATATGTCATCCGGCGCAAGTGCGAGGGCAAGGTAATCGTCGCTTGCACACATCTGTGGGAGATCGAGCGGGTTAGCAGGTGGCTTACCAGAAGGGGCATTGGCTATCTGACCATCACAGGGGCAACCAAGGACAAGAACGCAGCTATCGAGGAGTTCCAAGTGGACAGAGAGGCACGGGTACTTCTGGTGCAGCCCCGTACTGTGGCGATGGCTGTGGACATCTCGGTAGCCAACGACCTCATCTGGTATACGAGCGACTTCAACTACGTAACCTTCAAGCAGGCCAGCGACCGCATCAAGCTGTCTCCAGCCAAGCCAACGGTCTGGTTCATATGTGGCCGAGACACCGTTGACGAGGATGTGTGGAAGACTCTGCAGGAGGACCACGACCACCTTGCCAAGGTCATCGCCAGGATCAGAAAGGAGAGGATGGTATAGTAGCGCTAGTGTCAAAAATACTTTCAATTTGGATTTGCGCTCAGGCACAAGATGAGTAATACTTTACTTTGTTCGCAAGAAATACCCATCAACCAACTATCAAGGAGGCCATAATGGCTACGAAATCAGAAGCAGTTCTCGACGAAGATCTCGAGACCGAGACCGACGAGCCGACTGAAAAGCAGATCATCAGCGAAGGCATTGCACGAGTCATCGACGCCACCGGCATTGACGTCCAGAAGAACCGTTACAAGGCCATGCGGGCAATCGCATTCCAGGCATTCGCCAACGCCATTGCCGATGGATCCTTCGACGACCTCGTCGACGAGGCCATTGCCAACATCGACGCTCTGCCTTCTGGCTGGGAGATTGAGAAGGCTGAGAAGGTCGAAGCCCCCAAGGCCAAGAAAGCCAAGGCACCTGCCGATAAGGTTGCACCTGCCAAGAAGACAGCGACCAAGACTGCTCCAACAGCAGCCAAGCGTCGTCGCCCGACACGCTAGACACGGACAGAACCCCCTGAACTTGACCCGAACCTGTACAGGGGGTTCTTCATCGGGACGGTAGCTCAATCGGCATAGCAACTGGGCACCGTGTTGAAGGTTCGAATCCTTCCCGTTCCACTGACTCACTCTGTTCTGAGATGGGTCGCCCCCTACAGAGTAACGCTCGCACGGGGGCACAACTGAATACTCCAGTCACACGTTATACGGATAGCAGCTGGCGGATTGGTCTCCGGGGAACGACTCCATACACCTTCTATCGGAGTCCACCAATGCAACTTATTATCAGCGAGAGCCTCACTGAGGTACTGGCCTATCTCAAGCAGTCCAAGGCTCCACTAATCGTTGACATAGAGACCACGTCCCTGACAGTTGGCAAGGGTCACATCCTGTGCATCGCATTCGCCCCTTATGATCGCGAGGATGTCCTCGTGTGGTGGCCTAAGAAGCTCCGCGAGATAGCCAGCCTGCGTCTGCCTCGCATGGTAGCACACAATGGAACGTTCGAGCTCAGGTGGCTAGGAAGCTACGGGGCTAAGTGCAGACTTACGTGGGATTCTATGCTCATGGCCTACCTGATTGACGAGAACAAGCTGCATGACATCGGTCTCAAGAATCTTGGACAGCGGCTACTTGGATACGAGGAATGGTCTGATGACAACGTAGCCAAGCTGGGAGACGAGTTCGAGCCACACATACCAAAGTCCCAGCAGGACAAGTCCAAGAAGCGCATCAGCATCTACGCTGGCAAGGACGCCCACATCACACGGGAGCTGGTGAAGTGGCAGCGTGCTCACATCCGCAAGAACCTGAAGCCCCACGAAGACCCGGTTCGTGTCATGCGGGACATTATGATACCGGCCATCAAGCCGCTCACTCAGATGGAGGATAACCGGATTCCTGTTCGCCTGCCGCTGGTACGGAAGACCAAGGACAAGGTGGAAGCCCAGATACGCGACATTGAGCGCAAGCTGGACTCCGCCATCCCGGATAAGGAGCACTGGCCCGGGTGGCTGCAGAAGACTACACCCAAATGGGGATCAACCAACTGGACTAGATGGTGGCTCTACGTCCATCAGGGGGCTCTCTGTCCTTCACGAGGCAAGGCTACTAAGACGTGGCCAGAAGGTAATCCAAGTTTGGCTCAGGAGTCGCTGGCCAAAATTGACCATCCCGCAGCACGCCTGCTAAGCCAGCGATCTACGCTGTACGGACAGCTTACAAAGTTCCTGATACCCCTGGAGCAGCGCACTGTAGATGGAAGAGTGTCTACAAGGTTCAAACTCACGGGCACCGTCACTGGACGCCTGAGCAGCTCAAGTCCGGGAGAAGAGAATCCCGGCATCAACTCGCAGCAGATACCTCGTGACAAGGCCACACGAAACTTATTCGGAGAGAAGGGGCTAGCTTGGATTGAGGCCGACTTCAGCCAGCTGGAGCTACGCGTGGCCGCTGTGATGAGCGGTGATAGAACCATGCTTGACCTCTTCGAGCAAGGCATCGACATCCACACTTATATGGCTAAGCGTCTAGTTCGCAGCGAGGAAGTGACCAAGGAGCATCGCACGATGGCCAAGCCAGTGAACTTCGGGTTCCTGTACGGCATGCGTCCCAAGCACTTCGCTGACTACGCGTGGGAGAACTACGGGGTGATGATTACCCAGAAGGAAGCCACTGCTTTCCGGGAGGAGTACTTTCTGACCTTTAGCGGCCTGCCCGAGTGGTATCGCAAGCAGCGTACCGAGGCTATCGAGTTTGGAGGAGTGCATAACGAGTTCGGACGCTTCAGGCACTTGCCACGTGTCTATCATGAGGATTACTGGGTGCAGGAGAACGCGTTCCGACAAGCTGTCAACGCTCCGGTGCAGTCGACCGGCAGCGACTTTATGCTTATTAGCTTGGCTAGGCTTGCAAGGGACTTGCGGCTTCCCGCACTGAATGCTAAACTTATTACTACGGTGCACGACTCAGTCGGTCTTACAGCCCCATACAAGACCGCTAGAAAAGTCGGCAGGATCGTCAAGGAGACAATGGAGATGGCTGATGACACGCTCGACCGAAAGTTCTTCCTCAAAGCGGATGTCACGATCTCGCGCTGCTGGGGGGGAGAAGCCCTTGCGGAGTTCTAGAGCTAAGCAGTTGCCTTCCACAGGAACGCGATATCCGGCAAGCAGAGGAGTCTGGCCCACCACCAAGGACGGCAAGCTGGTAGTCACTCAGAGCATGGTAGGCTCCTTCATCAAGTGCCCTCGAGAGGCATACTACGGATACGTGATGGGTCTTCGACCCCGCATAGAGAGCAAGCCACTTACCCGAGGCACCTGGATTCACAGTCTACTAGAGGAGCGTGCCAATGGAGGTGACTGGAAGGCCAAGCATAAGGAGATTTTGGATAAGGCCCGGCACGAGCAGTTCGAGGAGGAAGTAGACAGCCTTGCTGAAGAGTGCTACAATATAGTACTGAGCTACGACTGGGTCTACGCTAGCAGCAAGCTCACCCCAATATTCGCTGAGCTAACTGTTGAGCGTCCGCTGTTCGGTGGTCGGGCGTTATACCGTGGCCGAATAGACCTAATCGTCCAGGACGAAGCAGGCGACGTCTGGCTCCTTGATCACAAGACGCATGCCAACCTTCCTGACTGGAGGTATCGCGAGCTGGCCTTCCAAAACTACTCGTATCTATGGGCGGTTCGCAAAGCCCCCCAATATAAGGCTCTGGGACTCCCCCAGCCCAAGGGATTCATCTATGACTACTGCCGGACCAGTGCCATCAAGACTCCTACTCTCACGCTGGCCGGTAAGATCAGCCGACAACTGAAGCCAACTGGTACGACGCTACCTGTATTCGAGGAGTGGCTGCACGCTAACCACATGATGACCACTGTCAAGGGTAAGAAACTCCTGGCTATCGAGGACCCTAAGGAGCGCGCCTACGTAGAGGAGTTTCTGGTTGACCTGAAGCATCGCAGCTACGACGACCTGTTCCGGCGTGACAAAATGACGTTCGGCCCTGAGCAGTCTCGCCGGCAGCTGAAATCGTTCCTGACATCGGCTAAGCGCATGCTGGCCTACATCTGGTCTGATCCGGACTGCATAGAGCGTAATCTGGAAGCCTGCTCAGGGTTCACTTGTAACTACAAGGATCTAACGGTAGCAGACCTGATGCACGGTTCTAGTGAGATCGAGCAGAAGACACGGTACGTAAAAACCAGAGACCCTCTAGATTATTACCCAGCTCAAAAGAAGGAGAAGAAGAAATGAATGATAAAGCCTGCCCCACGTGTGAGGTCTCCGCTGGGGAGACGTGCCAAGTCACCCTGTCCGATCGAACTGAAGAGCTGTCTATAAAGTGGCAGCATCGCACCAGAGAGGAAGCAGAATGATTTACACCCTATACAGCAAGCCGAAGGTCGGCAAGACAACTCTGGCACTGGCCGATGCACCCAAGGGAAAAACTGCGGTGTTCAATTCGGATCAGGGTCTAATCGGGGTAGAGACTGAGGGCCTTACCATAATCGATGATCTAAGCACAGCTAACATCAACAAGACTCTTACTCCTGCCTTCATGAAGAAGCATACTCGCATCATACTGGACACGGCCACATCACTGCACGACATATTCCTGCAGGAGGCTTCCGGAGGAAAGACGCCTTCCCAACAGACCTACGGCACAGCCAATAACGGGTTCTCGTTGCTGCTGCGCACCCTACGCCACGAAAGCAAGGAAGTCATCGTACTGTGTCAGGAGCGCATGGTCATGCCCACCGAAGATTGGTTCAGCGACGACGATGACGAAGAGAACTCAGCCAGCGTAACGGTAGACTTACCTCCCGGAGCTGCTAAGACGTTGCTTACCATGTCTGACGTCATAGGACGGTTGTACATAGCCAACGTAAACGATCACGCAGTTAGACGACTATGGTTGACACCAACGCCTAACATTGTGGCCGGTGCCCGTAGCAAGACGTACACGGGCAAGCCGCCATACCTGAAGAGTCCCAGCATGAAACGCATCAACCAGCTTCTCGGCTGGACCCGCTAGCCGAGATCACACAAGATAACAACGAAGGAATAACACCATGGTAAAGAAGATACGGCTTGATTTCAGCAAGGTAGAAGAGCGTAGTGGTTGGAACACTAAGCACATTTCCGAGGGCCTTCACCGCATGAAGATCGAATCAGTGCAGGAGACCGAAGCTCAGGACGGCGTGGCGATGCTTATCTACGCGCTGGTGCCAACAGAAAGCAAACTAAAGACCCGCCGCTTCCCATTCTACTGCAAGCTTCAGCAGAACCAGCTTTGGAAGATCCGCGACCTGCTCGTTGCCGCTGGCGAAACAGTGCCCAAGAAGGCTACGCAGATCGACCCGAGCAAGGTGGTAGGAAAGTGCATTGCTGCCGAAGTGGAGGACGACACATATCAGGGCAACGTGCGCTCTAGTGTCAATGGCACCTATGGGCTGGACATCCTGGACGACGATGGACCAGACAACAGTGCCGATGATGGCGAGGCAGAAGACGAGGAGGAATATGAGGAGTGGGAGGACGAGGAATCTGAGGATGACCTAGATGAAATGTCCATAGCAGATCTCCGCACTCTTGCCAAGAGCCTGAGCATCAACACTGTCAAGAAGTCCAAAGTAGACTTGATTGACGATATCACCGACGCACAGGCAGATGCCGAGGAGGACGAGTCAGAGGAGGACCTGGACGAAGAAGAGGAGGACTTTGATGAGGACGACCTGGACGAAGAAGACCTAGAAGACGAAGATGACGAGGACGAGTTCGACGACGAGGAAGAGGAGCCTGCCCCCAAGCGCAAGGCACCGGCCAATAAGCCTGCCCCCAAGGCAGCCCCGGCCAAGCGCACCGTCCAGCGTCGCCGCTAGCGCGTGCTAGAAGCGGAGGTAGTACGCCTTATGATGGCCACACTCAAGGCCATTCCGGGAGTGTACTGCCTCCGCACTCACGGGGGAGCCTTTCAGCAGAAAGGCACGCCAGACATAATAGGGTGTGCTCACGGTCAGTTCTTCGCTATTGAAGCTAAGCGCACTGCCAATGAGAAGGCATCTCCGGCACAGGAGTACACTCTGAACAAGTTCAATAGGGCAGGCGGCACCGTATTCGTCAGCCACGACCCCAAGGTTCAGGAAGTAATAGAGTGGATAACGAGTCTCTCAGACTGATACGAAAGGTGTGGCAGCATTCGCGACTGGAGGGCAGCGTCTGGGTTCCGCACATTGTTGGCATTGGCAAGTCCGGACAGAAGTTCCACGAAGGTCCGTCTCTGGATGCTGGTAATCCAAAGATACAAGACATGCGAGACTCCGCAGACTGGTATTGGACACCAGCTGTCTCGAGCAGCGACAGCCGCAAGGCCAATAGGTATCCGGCCCAGCGTGTTCTCTGGGTAGACTGCGACGACACGTTCGACGACAAGCTTCTAGAAAGCTTGAAGCCATCGTACATGTGGGAGACCAGTCCCGGACATAAACAGGCCATCTGGCTCATGCGTGAGGCCATTGAAAAACGAGAGTTCCACAAGGATGGGTTCATGGGGATGATTACCCAAGCCATCGGGGCTGACAAGTCCGGAGTAGACATAGGGCAGCTGCTACGGGTTCCCGGAACTATTCATCACAAAAAAGAACCGTTTACCGGCAAGATACTTCGGGACACTGGCACTGTGTACTCTCGTAGCCAACTGCTCTCTAGGGTGGCTCGTGGATTGGGGTTCTCGCCTGCACTGGCCTCTGAGTTAGCAGCAGACGACCCCTACGGTGACCGTTCTAAGGTACTGTGGCGGTTCGCCCGTAACGCCGCTGAGCTGGGTCTGGCCCAAGACCTCACGTTCAAGCTGATACGTGCATGCAAGTGGAATAAATGGAAGGACGAGCCTGATCTTCTCAAGGAGGATATAGCCCGGGCTTACGCTCAACAACCAGAGGACAAGCCGCCTGAACCCCCCAGTCCCGAACATAGAGACACCCAGGACGACACTGAGCCGGTAGAAGCGTGGGAAATGTCTACGGTATTGGCGTTCGGCCCTATAATTCACAAACCCTTGTCATGGGTAGTTCCTGGAATCATACCCGAAGCTGGATGTGGCCTGCTGGTAGCGGCACCCAAGGTAGGCAAGACACGTATAGCCATCGAGATTTCACTCGGCATAGCCACGGGCAGCAAGCCACTGGGTCTGGATGTTCGTCGCACAGAAGCAGTAGGCTTTCTGTCACTTGAGGATGGGGAGTACCTGTTCGCCACGCGTCTGGATAAGGCCATCAACCACGACAAGATACGTAGCAGGCATCACTGGGACGGTCACATCAAGCAGGGCGCGCCGCTGGTGTGGGAGGCCCCCCAGCAGATGCCGCTATTCACTAGCTTCAACCAGATTGACCTCAGTGGCGACGAGGACAAGCAGCGGCTATATGAGACCATAGACAAGTACGAGCTGAAGCTCATGGTCATAGACACACTCAGCATGGCTATTGGCAAGTCAGACGTATCAAACAGCAAGGACATGTACTCTATCCTGAAGGACATCAAGACCATAGCCAAGGCTACGGGCTGTGCAATAATGTTTATCCACCATACACGGAAGCGTCAGTTCGAGAAGGGCGAAACCATACAGGAGATGGTTCTGGGGAGCACCGCCTTGCATTCTTGGTCGGACTTCATAATGAACTTGGCAAGCCCTGAGGAAGACAGCACACTGCTGCGTCTGGGTGTGCAGACCAAGATGGGCAACGACCAGCACTACCTCGACAGCAAGCTCAAGATAATAAAGCAGGCCAGAGAGCCGACACCAGATTTGGTATAAACTAGAAGGTATGCTAAACTCAAGTTATGAACATAAACAAGATCACCCCAAACTTTCTCTTCCACGAAGGATACTCCTACCTAGAACACAAGGGTGAGTTCTTCAAGGGATGCAAGCGCTGTGGAGGCGAAGGCCACCGAAGCTTCAATGGTGAGCACTCCCGCTGCTACGACTGCGACGACACCGCAGCCAAGCTGGGAGCCCAGTTCCCAGATGAGCAGGCAGCGCAGAAGTGGTGCCACGAGAAGTCAGTCCGCAGAGGACAGCGCGAGCGCAAGGCCGAGGCCATCCGGATGGCTGCACAGGCAGAGCGTAAGGCCCGGCAGGAGGCCCTCAAGGCCAGCGACCTCGCAGTGTACGAATTACTCATGGGTATTGAGATAGGAGACGAGCCACAAGAGCATGAGAACTACGAGTCATGGGCAGCATCCCAGTTCTACACCGAAGCCAAGCTGGAGAAGAACCCGTTTCTCCGAAGCATGGCAGAGAACCTCCGCATCGCAGGCAACGAATTCACCCCGAACATGCTGGCAGCACTGCACAGGGCCGTGGAGCAGAAGGCAGCCCGCGCAGCGGAGTCAGAAGCCAACCCAGTAGTCGAAGGCCGACAGGTTATCACAGGCGAGGTGCTATCAGCCAAGACCCGCGAGAGTGACTACGGAACACAATACAAGATCCTCGTCAAGGACGACAGGGGCTTCAAGGTGTATGCGTCCATCCCCAAGGCCCAAGCCGACGAGGCATTTGAAGCCTTCAGCATGGAGATCGGGTCTAACGGGCATAGCCCATACGACTTCGGTCCGGCATGCTGGTTCCTCGGCACCGACGACAGCAAGTACACTGGAGTCAAGGGTCGCCGTATTACGTTCACGGCTACGGTAGAGGTCAGCCAGGATGACAATGGCTTCGGCTTCGGATCTCGCCCGACCAAGGGGGCGTGGCTGTAGTCTGGGGCTAGGTTGGCTGCCACGACAAGCACGCCAACGACCCCAGCGGCCTCCAGCAGACGGCAGCAGAGAGACCCCCCGGCCAGTCTGGCTAGGGGGCCCTCGGTTGGTGGCAGCTTAGGCCACACTTACTGACATGAATCGCACTGCACCGCTTCTTGCGGATCGACAGGGCAGGTATATCCGCCTACCGTGTCAGGGTCGGCGCTCACTCGCCATCCGTTCCAGCGTTCGGCAGATAGCCGACAGCGGCTGACGTTCCGAGTGCAGCAATGGCGACCGCAATCCACTCCTGCGGAGAGACGACACCATCAGCGAGTGCTGCGCCAAGTACCACGAGGGCGGGGACGGTGAA